AGAGCACCCCGGAGTCGAGCCAGACCACCACCACCGCGCCGTCGAGGGCCTCGACGCCGGCGTGATTCCGCTCGCCGTCGGTGCCCTTGTCGAAGCGGTCCTCGCAGACCCGCTCGATCACGTGCCCCGCCCAGCCGAGCCAGCGGCGGGTGCCCCCGTCGTCGACCTCGACCACGACCTCGGCGCCCCGCCCCGGCAGCCCGCCGCGGGCGACGCGCACGGCCAGGTCCCCCGTCTGCCCGCCGCCTGGGCACGCGGCGTGGAGCTCGAGGTCGGGGCCCCGCGTCGTGGCAGGGTCGGGCGAGGTGGGCTGCGGAGTGGCCGGCCGCGGGGAGCCGCCTGCGGGCGCCTCGGTCAGCGTGGCCGCCGTGATCAGCGGGTCCGGCACCAGGAAGCCGGCGAGGGCGTCGTCGAGGTCGAGGCGGGCCATCAGGACCCCCACGGGCTGCGCTGGCGCGCGAAGGAGAGGTCGACGGGCTGCCGCTGCGCGGCGGTCGCAAGCCCGAGGCGCACGGGCCCGTCCCGCACGTCGAGCACGACCTGCACCGCCGTGGGGGACGACGCCGAGCTGCGGGCGCCGAGCTGGGCTTCAAGGCCCTGGCGCGTGCGCGCCGCGACCACCACGTCGCCCGGCGACACCCGCGCGCCGCGGGGCCCGACCCGCACGGGGCCCGGGGTGTCGCCGAAGGTGCGGGTGTCGGCGCGCCCGGCCGTTGCGATCTCGCGGAAGATGTCGCCGATCACGCGGCGGATGCGCTTCGCCGCCGCGACGAAGCCCTCGCCGATGGAGAGCGCCAGCGCCCGGACGATCTTCGGCGCCTGGGCGATCAGCTGGATCGGCAGCTCGATCGCCAGGGCAGAGGCCAGGTTGATCGCGATCTCGGGCGCGGCCCGCGCAAGGCCCTGCACCAGCTTCGGGATGCCGTCGACCAGCGAGGTGATCAGCCGCGGCGCCGCCGCGGTGAGCCCGCGCACCACCGCGGGCAGCGCGTCGACGATGCCCTTGACCATGTCGGCGGCGCCCTTCACGAGCTCCTGCACGAAGGCGGCCGGGCGCGCCGCCTCAAGCTCCGACCGCGCCGCCCGGAGCCCCTCGCGGGCCTCGGCAATGGCGCCGGCGTCGCCGGAGGCCATCGCGGCGCGGAGCTCGGCCCGGGCGTCGGCGACAGAGGAGAGGGCCTCGCGCTCCGCCTCGACGGCCTGCTTGGCGACGTCGAGCAGCGCGCTGACGGCGCCGCCCCCAAGGTCTACGCCGCCGAACTGCGCAAGCTCCGTGCCGAGCCCCCGGACCTCGGCGTAGGCGCCGCGCAGCTCCTCGCGGAAGCCGTCGCGGATGGTGCGGGTGACCTCGGCCACGGCCACCTCGGCGGCCTGGATCTCGCGGGTGAGCTGCGCCGCGGTGGCCCCCTCCAGGGTCGCGATCAGCGACTCGATCTCCGGGCCCAGGCGCCCGAGCTCCTGCGCCGCGGCCGCGACCATGCCCTGCTCGCGGGCCCACTCGCGGGCGGCGGCGGCAGCCTTGGCCTCCTCGTCGGCCAGCTTCTTCGCCGCGTCGGCGGCGTCCCGCTCCGCGTCGGCCCGGCGCTGTGCGGCGTCGCGGGCGGCGCTCTCGGCCTCCTCTCGCTGCTCGATCCGGCGCTCGGCCTCCTCGAGCTCGGTGTTGTACTCGGCCGTGAGGGCGGCGGCCTCCTTCTGCTGTGCCACCGCCTGCTTGGCGCTGGCGAGCGCCGCCTTCTCGACCGCGATGGTCTTCTCGAGCTGCTTGATCCGCTTGGAGGCCTCGGCTCGCTCGGTGATCGAGGCGTCGCGGTTGGCGTAGAGGGCGCGCTCGTGCTCGAGCGCAAGCTGGGCGGCCGTCAGCCGCCGGGCGTTGTCGAGGACCTGCGCCTTGGTGCTGTCCTCGATCGCCGCGATCTGCCGCCGCAGCTCGACCTCGTGCCGCGAGGTGGTGCCGACGAGCACTCGCAGGTCGTCCTGCGCCGTCTTTGCCGCGGCCTGCATGCCCCGCAGGGCCTCGGCGTTCGCGGCCGCTGCCTCCGCGGCGGAGGCGATGGCCCGGCGCGAGGCGTCCACCTGGGCGCGCAGGTTGATCAGCCCGGTCTGCAGCTGCTCGGTGTGGTTGGCGACGACGGCGTAGGCGGTGCCCAGCGCGGCGCCGGCGACCGCAGCACCAGCCAGCGCGCTTGCCAGCGGAGCCACCGCGCCGGCCACGCCGCCGAAGGCGGACTTGAGCAGCCCCGCCGAGTCCCCGGCCTGCGCGAAGGCCTCGGCGAGCTGAGGCCCCTGCTGGGACAGCACCGTCATCGGCGACTGCCCGGCGATCAGGCTCTGCACCACGTCCATCAGGTTCTTCTGCAGGCTCTGCGCCTGCTGGCGCAGCGCGTAGCTGGCTCCCGCCGCCCGCTCCGTTCCGCTGGCGCTGTCGACCGTCGCGTCGGTCAGCCGCCGCATCGCGGCTTCATGCTTGGCCGCGGCGGCGGCCGCGGCCTTCGCGCCGGCCTCCTGGTCGCCGGTAAGCTCCACCAGCCGAGCGATCTCCTTGATCTGCTCCTGGAAGGCGTGGGTCAGCGCCTCCGTCTCGGTTCGGCCGGCGGCCAGGGTGGCGAGCGCCGAGGCCGCGCGCGCCTTCTCAGCCGCGGTCCGCTGGGCCTCGCGCTGCAGGTCCTTCTCGGCGCGCAGCTGGTCGCGCGCGGCCGCGGCCTGATCGCGCGCCGCCTGCTGCTGCAGCTGCAGCTGGATCTTGAAGGCGCTCGTCGCTTCCCGAGCGGCCTGGGCTGCGGCGGCCTTCGCCTGCGCGATGGCGCGCTGGGCGCCCTTGCCCAAACCGTCGAGGCCCTGCTTGAGCACGGTCTCGAACGGGCTGAGGTCGATGCCCAGCGAGACGACGGAATCAGCCATGCCGCCCTCCTGGGCCTCCGCCCGGCTTAGCGCCCCGCGAGGTCCTCCACCACCGCGGCGGCCACCTCGGCCGCGCGTGGGGGCAGGGTGCGCCGCGCGGCGCGCACCGGGTCGCCGAGCTCGCGGGTCATCACCGGGCGCCAGATGCCCTCGTTCTTCTTGCCCACCTTCATGCTCTGGATGAAGCGTGCGTAGGGCACGCTGTTCCCGAGCCGGTAGCCGACGACGGAGCCGGCCGAGACGTCGGTCAGGAAGAGGCCCTTGGCGCTCTTGCCGGTGCGCACCGGCCAGCGCACCCGGGCCCTCGCGATCACCTCCTCTGCGTCACCGGTGACGAGCTGGCCGACCCGGTCTCGCACCGCCCGGATGATCAGCTCTGGCCGCGCCAGCGGCCCGGTGATGATGGCGCCGCTCACGCGCCTGCCGGCAGCACGAAGTCCCAGTCCAGCGTGATCTGAAGCTGCACCTGGTACCAGTTGCCCTCGGCCAGCACCACGTGCGAGACCTCGCGGAAGCCGACGCCCGCGCCGACCACCACCCGCGTCAGCGCCGACACCAGCTTCAGCGCGGTGTCGTAGCTGTGCTCGGTGCTGGTGCTGGTGCGGATCTTGTCGGTCGGCTGGCGCCTCGACCAGGCGTGCACCGCCAGCACCGCGGTGGCGAGCACCGCGTCCCCCTCGCGGTACCCGCGCTGCGCGCTGGGCACGCGGCCGTTCCCGAAGCCGACGTAGATCCGGCCAGCCTGCCCGGCGTCCGGCGCCGCGGCCATGAGGTCCGGCGGGTCGTAGCTGACCCGCGGTGCGAGGTCGGCGTCCGCGAGCAGGGCGTCGAGCACCGCGGCGCGAAGCCCGGCGTGGTCGCCCGAGAAGCGCGCGGCCATCAGCGCAGCCCGCCGGAGCGGCCCAAGCCGGGCTCGCCATGGTAGCGGTTGACCGGCGCGTCGTAGGCGCCGCCGATGAGCGGCGCGGCCTTCACGCGCCGCGCGCGGCCCTCCGTCTGCTCATCGGGGGCCACCGTGATCGTCAGCGTCTTCCATTTGTGGTCCGCCTCCGCCCCGTAGCGCGTGGCGAGCTCCAGGTAGGGCCCGCCGTCGAGGGTCGCGGCAAGCATTTCGGCCAGGCGCTGCAGCGTGATCGCGAGGTGGACCGGCTGCAGGTCTTCGGCCGTGACCACCATGTGCGGCCGCTGGCCGCGGTTGCGCAGCCCCGCGAGGACCTCGCGCCACGCTTCGGCGGCTACCGTCATCACGGACTGGCCCGCCTCGAAGACCACGACGGGGCCCTGCGCGTTCGGGTTCAGCGCCGGGAAGCGGAGGTAGATGTCCCGAGGCGCCAGCGTCGGGCGCACCACCGACCGGCAGACCAGCGCGGCCTGCCTGATCTGGTGCACCACGCCGGCGATCGTGACCGACCACCGGATCTGGTAGTCGTCGCGGAGCGCGTAGGTGCTCGGCACCGCCAGCGCCCAGGACACGGCGCCGGTCCCGGAGGTGTTCAGGAGGCGGACCTCGTCGAGCCAGAGCTCGGCCGTCCAGGCCCCCGGCGTCGGCGAGGTGCCGTCTTCGAGCCACGGGGTCACCGTGAGTGTGGACGTCTGCCCGCGGAGCAGCTCCGCGGGCCCGCCGGTGTCGAGGGTCACGACGGAAGAGGCCATCAGGTCCTCCGGCGCAGCGGCCGCGGGGTGGGCGGGGGCGGGTCGAGCTCCCCGCCGTCATCCGCGGGCAGGGCCTCTTCGGACCCGTCTGCCTCCTCGAGGTGCCCCCGCGGCTCCGGCGGCGACGCCGGCGACTCCAGGACCGCCGCCGCACCGCGCCCGCCGGAGCTGACGGAGACCTCGGACGCGGGCGGGGCGGCAGGGGCGGAGGCCGGGGCGGGCGCCTGCGGCTGGAGCATCGCGAGCAGCTGCGAGCGCAGCGCCGGATCGCGCAGCGCCTGCTCCAGGCTGACCCCGCCGAAGGGGTCGACCGGCGCGCGCTGCACCGGCGGCTGGGCGGCGGGCTGCTCGAAGTCGATGCCTTGATCCCAGCCAAGCCCGCGCAGGCGGCGGGCCACCCGCGCCAGCTTCTCGGCCTTGGCGGGGTTGGTGCGCGCCTGGACCACCAGGCGGCGGGCCTCAGCGAGGGCCTTGCTCTGCAGGCTCTCCAGGACGTCCTGCTCCGGGCCCTTCATGCCCAGGAGCTCGTCGCGGCACCAGGTGAGGAAGGCCACCTTAGCGTTGCGGTCGACCCGGGTGGCGGACCGCCCGCCGGCCGCGATCTCGGGCCGGACCCAGGCCCAGAGGTGCGTGGTGCCGCCGACCACCTGGTAGCGGACGCAGTAGTCGGGGTGGACGCGCCCGAAGGCGGTGACCTGCAGCGGCGGCACCTCGACGTAGCCGTCGCGGGAGAGGTCGTGCACCGCGTCCCGCGCAGAGGGCACGCGGCGGCCCTCGACGTCGCGGCCCTCCTTCACGCCGTTGCAGCCCGGCATGAGCATGAGCTGCATGGCCGACGGCAGCACGTGCCAGCGCCCCTCGTCGTCTTCGACGGGCTCCCAGATCGCGGGGTGGACCAGGGCCACCCACGCGGGCCCGGTGGGCAGACGCAGGCCGGGCGCTTTGGCGGCGCCCTGGTGCGGCATGCGCCGCGCGGAGGGGGTCGGGTGCAGGGACATCACGGCTCCTGGGGGCGAACCCGAGGGCTGGGGTGGGGTGCCCGCGGCGCGGGTGCGGCGCGGGCTTCAGGCGGCTCAGTCGCCGATGGACAGAATCTCGCGCACCAGCTCCTGGTGCAGGATGCTGACGCCGATGGTCATGTCGCCGATCAGCTTGCCGCTCTTGTCGGTGGCGTCGTACTGCGCCGTCACCGCCACGAGGGGGGTCTGCAGCACCACGGTCTGGCCCGGGAAGGGGTCGGCCGGGGGCACGACCGCGGTGACCACGCCGCCCCGCGCGAACATGATCCCGGAGTAGTCCCCGCCGGACTCGGTGACCCGGTCGCAGGTCCAGATCTCGATGTTGTCGACCGTGCCCTGGTAGCCGACGGCCACCGCGGCCTGGAAGGCGTCGAGCTCGCGCCGGTTGGCGCGCGCGCCGCTCGAGCTCGCGAGGTCCCGCTTCACGGCCGCCCACTGGCGGGGGTGCAGGATGCAGACGACCCCGCCCCCGGCCTGGTTGAGCCCGGTGATCATGATGCCGTCGGCGGCCTCCTGGATCACGTCCCAGGTGAGCGGGTCACCGGAGGCTCCGACCGTGGTCGAGGCGGAGGTCGCGAGCGCGCAGATCAGGCTGGTGGCGGTGTAGTTGGCGCTGCGCAGGATGGAGCCCGCGATGGGCACCACCTGGTAGCGGCCGGAGGCGTCGCGCCGGCGCAGCTCGTTGCTGACGCCAAAGACCAGGTCGTAGGCCCCGGTGGAGATGCTCTTGCTGGCCTGGAGGTCGATGGTGGTCGCGCCCGCGATGTCCGTGGTCTCCGCCGTCGAGGACATCAGCGGGGTGACCATGTCGACCGGGATCGTGACGGCGCCGCCGGGGATGAGACCGACCCACCAGTTCTCGGGAAGCAGCTCGGAGGCGTCGACGACGCTCGGGTGCCCCAGCAGCATCGCGCCGTCTTCGATCGCGGCCAGGATCAGGGTGAGGGCGAGCTTGGTGCTGTAGAGGGCGCCATCGGTGGCGGCCTGCGCGGTGTAGGTGACGGCCACGTGGGCCTCCTGGAGAGTAGGGGTTTCCTTGCTCTCCCCCTACGCCCGATGTCGGAGGCGACCCGCGGGGGTGGCCCGCCGTGTGCGGGCCCTGTCAGCGGACATCGTAGCGAAGCGCAGGCGCACGCGCCAGCGGCGGCTCAGAACCGGATCTTGAGGTTCTTCAGCGCGGCCGCCAGCTGCTCGGGGGTGGCGGACTCGAAGGGGTCGCGGCCCGCGCCGGACGCCGGGGGCTCGGCCGTGCCGGCCGACGTGCGCGGCTGCCGCCCGCCGGTGCCGGTGTCCTGGACCTTGGCGCTCCAGGCCTGGCCGTAGGCGGCCTTGATCGACTTCGGGAGGGCGGCCTGGCCCTCTTCGGTCCGCACCCAGTCGGCGAGCTTCGGCCGCTTGGCGGCGTCGACCTTCGCGTGCGCCTTGTCGAAGGCGCTGAGGACGCGGTCGGCGTCGTCCTCGTCGTCAACCCCCAGCTCGGCCCGCACGGTGGTGACGCTGAGCTTGCGCTCGAGCTCCGCCCGCGCCGCCTTGGCCGCCTCCGCCTCCGCGCGCGCGGTGGCGGCGTTCTGCTCCGCCGCCTTCATGCGCTCGTTGACCTCGCTGAAGCGGTCGAGCGGCACCCAGCCGCGAGGGTCGAAGCCGGCGCCGGCGGGCGCGGGGGCAGGCGCGGGGGACGGCGCCGGTGCCGGCGCGGGCGCGGGGGCAGGCGCCGGACTCGGTGCGGGGGCGGGGCCCGGCGCGGGCGCCGGGGCGGGGGCGGGGGCATCGGCCATCGTCAGCTCCTACCGGCAGAGGCCGGCGGCGTGGGGGCGGGGGCGCGCTCGGTGCGCGCCTGGTCAAGAGCGCGGGCGGCGACAGCGAGGGGCTCCCCCATCACCATCGACCGGAACTCGGCGCGGGTGATCAGCCCGCGATCGTACAGGGACTCGGCCTCGGCCTGCCGCTGCGCGCGCTCCTGCGGCGACAGCGGAGACAGCCGGTGGGTCACGACCCAGCCGCGGTCCGGCAGCTGCGGCGCGATGCCCCGCGAGCGCAGAAGCGCCGCGGCGATGCCGAGGAGCCGCTCGTCCTCCGGGCGGTAGACCGGCGCCCGAGCGGCCTGCATCCGGCGGCGGCCCTCCCCGCTGATCGCGAGCGCCACGCCGCTGCGGGCGTCGGCGGCAGTCCGCTGCAAGTCGGCGGGGGTGAGGCCCCAGGGGGTGGCGAGGCCGGCCTGTTCGCGCTCCCCGTACTCCTGGAGCATGAGGAGGTCGGTCTCGTTGCGGACCACCTGGACGCTCGCCTGCTGCCCTGGCTCGGTGGGCTCGACCTCATGGATGGCCGCAGGGTCGAGCGTGGGGGCCCGCGCGATGGGCTGCCCCTTCGAGTCGGTCTGCTCGGTGACGCCCGACACCAGGCGCCCGCCGACCAGAAGCGTGAGCGGGAAGCTGGCCTGGAAGGCCACGTGCTTCTTCTGCCCGCCCAGCGCGCCGGCGTCGAGCGTGCCGTCGACGGTCTCGACGCGGAAGAAGGGCGCGAAGAGGCGGCGTGGGCTGCTCCGGCTGTGCCGAAGGCTGATCGGGATGAAGGGGCGCCCGCGGGAGAAGCGCGGGGAGGGCGCGTATCGCCAGGGGTAGGCGTCCCCCTCGCGGGCACCGCCCTCGACGTAGTCGCCGGTGACGTCGTTGCCGCGGGCGTCCTCGATCCTGAAGACGGGACGGTCGCGGTCGCGAAGGTCCCAGACGTCGACGAACCAGTCCACGTCGCCGGAGCGGCCCCGGGCGTTGACCCGCGGCCGCCACTCGCGCAGGAGCGCCGGGTGGCCTGGGCGGCCCACCTCGGCCTGGCCGTCGAGCAGGTCCGGGGTGATGACCCGCCAGAGCAGCCCGCCGGTGTCCTCGTCGAGCTCGACCGCCACCGCCGTTTCGTTGAGCGCCTCGGTCAAGAACTGCGCCTCGGCGAGGACCTGCCAGAGGCCCGAGACCCGCAGGCGCTCCACGAAGTCCTCGACCACCGGCTGGGGCGCCTGCGGGTGGGCGACGAGCGGCTCCTCGTCGTAGAGCACCGCCACCGCCGACGCGAGGTCGCGCAGCGGGTTTGCCGTGCGGCTCGGGCTGCCCCACGCGGCGGCCCGCACGGCGCCCACGGTGCGCACCACGTGCAGGTGCAGGTCCTCCTGCGCGTGGCCCTCGATCAGGCGCAGCCGCAGCTGCGTGTGCTCGAGCTCGGTGATGGGGCGCCCGCTGGGGGGCAGCGCGGTGAGCATGCCCCACGGATACCACGGAGGCGGAGATCAGTAAAGGCGCGCCTGTGGCGCGGCTTTCCGCACGCGCCGGCGGGCCCAGGACTGCACGGCCGCGTAGCGCACGCCGTCCAGCGCGTCCTTGGTCTCGTGCTTCTCCGTGCCGTCCCAGGTGTCGAAGGCCTTCAGCACCCGCACGCAGCTGCGGTCCACCCACAGCTGGCCTCTCAGCATGATGTCGTGCAGCCAGCGCGCAGAGGGGAACAGCGCGCCATCCCTGCCGAGACGCCCTACCCCCTTCACCCGCTTCGCTCCGAGCAGCGGCGGCCGGATGATCCCGCCGGCGTGGCCGAGCTGCCGCGCCAGAGCACCGCCGAGCAGGCCGTTGGACTTCTTGACCTGCTGACCGCTGGCGTCGGTGTACTTCTTGTCGCCGTAGGCCTCGGAGAGGTCCGACCACCGCAAGCCCAGCGCGGCCAGCATGCCGAGGATGCCCTCGGCATCCTGCTCCACGTTGGTCGCGCGGTCGGGCACGTACTCGCCGAGCACCCACAGGCGCGTCTCGCGGTCGTCTTCGAGGTCCTCGTAGATGGCGATGAGCACGGCGGCGGTGCGCAGCCGGTCGTCGCCGTAGTCGACGCCGAGCCGCAGGGTCACGGTGCGCTCTCCCGGCCCGACGGCGCTGTCGAGCAGCTGCGGCACCACGAAGCGGGACGGGTCCCAGCCCTCGAAGAAGCGCTTGACGGCGCGGAACTCCCACTCGCCGTCGATGATGACCGGCTCCTCGCGGGGGTCGGTGCCCCAGCGGTGGCGCTCGAACCAGGCGGCGTCCATCGGTTCCGGCTGGAGGGTGTCCTTGTTCGGCACGGTGAGGAAGGTGCCGTCGGGCAGCACGCAGTTGGCCGGGTCGCCGCGGAAGTGCAGGTCGGTGATCTTGCCGGCCTCGGCCATTTCCCGCAGCCAGTCGATCCGGGCGTTGACCGGCGTCATGGTCAGCACCATGGTGCCGCCCTTGCGCACCAGGCGCATGTCCAGCTCGGAGTACAGCCGCTGGCTCTTCGGCGGCTCGTCGTAGATGATCAGGTCCACCGTGCTGCCGGCCAGCTGCTTGGCGCCCTGGTTCTCGGTGCGGATCGAGATCACGGAGCCGTTCACGAACTCCAGGGCGGGCGCCTTGGTCCCAAAGCCGGTCGTCGGGTCGAAGCTCTGCCCGGGCTTCAAGCTCTGCTTCGGGCAGAGCGCCCACAGCTTCCCCTGGATCGCCAGGCTCTGCGTCCACGACACGCAGACGAAGAGCACGTGCACCGCGCGGCGAGGGGTGCGCTGGTAGGGGTGCCGCCACGTCGCCCACCACAGGGCGAGCACGCAGGCCGCGGTGGTCTTGCCCCCGATCTGGTTGCCGGTGCGCAGGAGCACCCGCCGGTCGGCGCAGCGGTAGAGCGCGAGCTGCGGGATGGTCGGCTGGTGCAGCTCGAGGGGGTCGCGCTCGGCTGCGACCTCGAAGCCGTCGAGGGCGTCCAGGGCCGCGAAGACCGCGTCCTCGCTCACACCTGCCGCCGAGGCTCCGGCATCGTCGGGCCGGTCTTCGGCGGAGCCGCGGGGCGGATCACCGCCGGCGTGGGCGCGGCGGGCGGCGCCTCGGGCGCTTCGGCCTCGTCGGGCGCGGGGGCCGGGGCGGGGGGCGCCACCACGTGGACGGTCGCGCCCAGGGCGTCGGCGAGTCGCCGGCGCAGCGCGTCGGGCAGGGAGACGCAGCGCTCGATCAGCGCTTCGAAGGCGACGGTGGGCGTGGTGCGGGCGGCGGCTGCCTCCTGCGCCGCGCGTTCGGCGTCCTCCCGTGCGGCCCGGAGCGTCTGGAGCTGGCGCTCATGCGCGCCCGCGGCAACGTGCGAGCCGGCGGCCAGCGCCATCGCGGTCATCCGCGCGGCGCGCGCTTCCGGGTCGTGCTCGGCGGCCAGGCGCTGCGCCTCACGGTGCGCGTGCACCGCGTCGATGGCCTCCTCGAGCGCGCGGCGCGCCTGGTACACGTCGGCGGCCCGGGCGGCCGAGACCCTTTTGCCGCTGGCGTCCTCGACCTCGCCAGCCAAGCGCTTGAGGTGCGCGGTCCACCACCGCACCCGCGCCTGGAGCTCGCGGAGGCGAGCGGCGTCAGAGGCGGCGGTGGAGGCCTTCGAGCTCCTGCGCGCGGGTGCGGGCGGGGTCGAGGGCGGCGAAGCGGCGGGAGTCCGGCGCATCGGGCACTCTCAGGCGGCGCGGCCGTCGACGGCGCCGTGGAGATCAGGTTTTTGAGACTGGGTCGCGCGCGAGACCGGACATGATTGGGGCCCCCGGGGTGGGGGGGGGGACCACACTGCCGGGGTGGGGATGACCGCGCCCCCGGCCAGGGCGGCCGCCCGGAGCTCGACCAGCTCCCGCCAGCTAACCGGGTCCGTGCAGGCCTGGAGCCCGGCGCCGAGCTCCGCCTCCGCCCGCGCACGCAGCGCCGCCCTGGCGCCCTCGTCGAGCTGCGTCCAGGCGCCGGCCTGGGTCGGCGGCACCGCGGCCGCTGGCGGGCTCCAGGCGGCGGCGGGCGGGGCCTCCGGCCGGGGGCGCCGGGCCCGCGCCGCCCAGTCGAGGGCGCGGTCGAGCACCCCGTGCTGCCCGAGCGTCGCCGGCCGCAGGAGGGTGAGCAGCGCGTCGGCGCCCGTGCGGCGCTCGCGCCAGTAGCGCTCCGGGCCCGTCCACCACCACCGCCACGCGGTCAGCAGGGCCTCGCCCGCGCCGAGGCCAGCGGGGGCGCCGGCCTGTCCGGCGAGCCGCAGCGCCGCGAGCAGGGACGCGGCGTGCGGGTCGACGGCGACCTCCCGCCACGCGGGGTCGTGCCGGCGGGCTTCCGCCTGCAGGGCGGCCCAGGTCTCCCGGGCCTCCGCCGAGAGCGGCACGGGGCGCCGCCGGGGGCGGGAGGCGGGCTCCACCCGCGGCGCGTCCCCCTCGGTGGCGGCCCGGATGCGGGGCCGCAAGGGCAGCGACACCTGGACCGGCTCCGGCTCCGGCGCGCTGCGCTCCGAAGGAGCGCATGAGGTGTGTGTGATCTGTGCAGTGTGAGAGGCCTCCACGATTGGCCGCAGCGGCTGATCGTGGAGAGGCGCTGGGCCACCGCTGGGCCACCGCTGGGCCAAGAGTGGGCCGCTGACAGGGGTGTCTACCCGTGGCCGTGCGGCTTCTCGGCGAGCCGCTGGGCCGCAGCTGGGCCGCGGCTGGGCCAGTCGTGGGCCATCCGCAGCTGGCGCGCATTCTGCGCAGAAGGGGGCGTCGCCGAGCGCGGACGCGGCCCGCTGGTCCCGCCACGACAGCGAGGCCAGGAGGTCGCGCACCCGGCGCTCCGAGACCCGCCACCGGGCGGCCAGCGCCCGGCGCGAGGGCACCAGCGCGCGGCCCATGCGCACCTGGTCCTCCCACCACCGGAGGTCGGCCAGCTGGGCGCCCTCCGGCCAGGTCGCAGCGGCGGTGATCAGGGCGTCGACCACGCCCTCCCACCAGCTCGTGTCCACGGGGATCCATCCCATCACCGACTCCACTCGAGCTCGCGCTGCAGGGCATGCAGCGCGTGAAACAGCCGGGCATCAGCGTGAAGCGCGTCACCACGGCGGAAGGCGTAGACGTACTGGCCACGGCGGATGGCGACGTAGGCGGCCGCCTCCCAGTGCTCGTCGCGGGCGAAGGCCGCGCCGTCCTCGAAGAGCTCGACGACCCGCGGGTCGGCCGCGGCGGGGGGGCGGGGGAGCATGGCGAGGCCCGCGGCGGGGGGCTTGCGCCGCCGGTAGACGTGCTCCTGCAGGGCGAGCGTGAGGAGCACGCCGGCGATGAGGCCGCAGGCCGTCGAGAGCAGGGCGAGGGAGACGCTCATGCCGCCCCCCGGCGCGGCTGCGAAAGGCAGCCGTGCAGCGCGATCAGGACCGCCTCCGCGGCATCGCCCCGGAGCTTGACGCGGACGATCTCGGCGAGGGCCGGGCCCGAGTCGTAGACCAGGAAGTCGGCCTCGCGGACGCGCCCGGCCTCCCCGCCCGCCTTGGCCTTGCTCTTCGCGACGCCGGTCGAGGCGATCCAGTCGCGCACCTCGACCTGCTCGACCGCCCACCCCTGCGCGGCCAGGTGCCCCCGCCACGCGCCCTGCCACGCGCCGAGGCCAGCCCAGGCGCGGTGCCCCCGCTTCAGGCCGGGGATGCTGCCGGCGCGGAAGGTGGCCGGGGGGCGCTCGACGAAGGCGCGCAGGTCGTGCCCGGCGGGGACCCGCGCCCGGGCCTCCGTCGCGGCCTGGATCGCCCAGCGGTGCCACCGCGCCTCCGGCTGGCGGACGATCCAGAGGCCCCGAAGGTGGGCGCCGGCGCGCCCGAGCTCGACGAGGGCGGCCGCGCCCTCGGAGCCGGGGTCCACCCCGAGCGCCCACCGGCTGCTCACGGGGAGTCCCCCTCGATCACGGAGAGGTGGGGGACGCGGACCGACGCGGGCCTGGTGCCCAGCCAGACGTCCTCGATCCCAGCCCGCGCGAAGCGCGCGCGCCAGCCGCCCCAGCTCAGCGCGAGCTCCGGCTCCGCCAGACGGGCGCGGGCCGGGGGCGCCTGCATGCGCCAGACCCGGAGCTCCATGTCCTGGACGGGGGGCAGGCGCCCGTCGTCGCGCTGCAGCAGCCAGATCCGACCGTGCGACGAGGCGCCGACGAGCTTGGCCAGGCTGTACCGGCCCTCGCTCTCCAGGGCCGCTGGGGGCAGGATGGGCGCCCGCCCCATCGCGATGGCGAGCTGCACCAGCGCCTCAGCGCGCTCGGCCGCCAGCTGGTCGCCCAGCGGGACCGAGACGAAGACGAAGCCGCTCACGGGGCCCCCCAGGGCAGGTCGTCGCCCGCGTCGGGGGCGGGCGAGGGGGGGGCGACGAAGACGCGGCCGCCGGTGTCCTCGACCTTGGCCTTCTTCTTCGACGGCGGGGTCGGGGGAACGGCCGGCGCGGCCGCGGAGTCGCCCCCGACCGGCCGCACCTGCGAGCCGGACCCGGCGCACCGGGCCCGCCGCCAGTCGTGCGGGGGCAGGCGCCAGTCCTCGCCGAGCTCCATCGAACGCTCGCAGGTCCGGCACATGCCCATCGGCCGAGCAGCGCGGGGCGCCGGGGGCGCGGCGGGGGGCGCGGCGGGGGTCACGAACTCCATCGTCACCCTCGTGCTCCCGCCCTCCTGGAGGCCCGCGACGGCCTCGGCGAAGGTGACCGCGGCCTCGGTGCGCGTGAGCGCGACCCGGTCGACCACCCCCTCCCGCGGGGGCACCGGGGGCAGCCGCAGCCGGTTGCTGCCCTCGTCGACGCCGCTGACGTAGCGAACGTGCTCGACCGCGTACTCGTCGAGGGGCGCAAGCAGCCAGCCGTGATCGGCCGCCGCGAGGTCGAGCTGCCGCACCAGCGTCCGGCGCAGCCCGTCGACGATGTCGTAGACGTGCTCCAGGTCGGAGAGGTCGATCAGGGCCTCGCCCGCCAGCTCGGCCGCGCGGTCGGTGGCACCCCCCTCGTCGGCGGGCGCGCAGTGCGACATCGCCTGGGCGATCGTGCCGTCGCCGGCCAGCACGATCGTGTACTCCAGCTCCGAGCCGGTGAGCTCGCGGACCACGATCGCCAGCCGCCCCACCGGGCCCGCGGCCTCGAGCAGGCCGCCGGAGCCGTGAAGCTCCTCCAGCCGGGCGCCCACCCGGTCGGCCAGGCCGCCGGTGGCGGAGAGCGAGCCGTCCGCGCCCCCGAGCCGCAGCGTGCCGCCCATCGACAGCGCCCAGGCCCGGCTGCAGTGCATCGGGTCGAGGCCGCCTTCCCGAGCGCCCTCCGGCACGTAGTAGAGCACCTGGCACTCGACGCAGGCCTTGCTGATCCGGGCCAGAAGGTCGCCGCCGACGACCTCCGGCAGCGCGGAGAGGCGGGGCACGAAGCGGACCTCCGCGGGCTGCACCCCCACGACCGCCGACAGCCGGCCGCGGAGCTCCGCCAGCGCCTGGTCGCGGTCGCCACCCGGCCCGGCGAGGACCAGGCGCCCGGTCGTCGACAGCGCGACCCAGGCGAAGCTCGCGACGGGGATAGACGCGCGGGTGAGCTCGTCGAAGAGGGCCTCCTCGACCCGCTCGCGCCGCTCCCGCGCCTCGTCGACCCCGGCATCCCGGCGGACCACGGGCACCCGGTGCAGCGCGATCTCGCGGACCACGGAGCGCGGCGGGGGCACCCGCTTCCACGTCACCCGTCCGACCACGTTCCAGCTGCCCGCCTCGACGATGGCGCCGCGGCGGGGGTCGTCGCCCCAGTCGCGCCGGCCGGGGAGGTACCACCGGCTGCAGGTCGGCCCGTTGCCGAGCCACCGCAGCTCAGGCACGCCGGCGACGTCTTCGCCGTCGTCGTCGGGGGTCGAGGGCAGCAGCACGTCGGTGCCGCCCTCGACCACGCGGCGCAGCGCGGCCGCGAGGTCCACCCCGTTGGTCCACGACCCCGCGGGGTCGTAGAGGTGCGCCTTCAGCGCCTTGCCCTGCTTGAACATCGCCATCGGTCCTCCCTGGGCCTCCCGGCCCATCCATCAGCTCCAGATCACGATCCACAGCCGGGCGACGAGCTCGCCCAGCCACCACCCAGCGCAGAGGGCCACCACGGCCACCCGCGCCGCCTTCACCGCCGCCCCCGGGCGTCCCACGTCAGGCGGGCGTCCTGCAGCGGCAGCGCCCGGCCCTGGCCCTTGACGTCGCGCCAGAGGAGGGTCTCCCAGCGGGTCAGCGCCGCCGGGGAGCCCACGCGGTACCAGATCAGCACCACGACGGGCGCCTGATCCGAGGCGCCCCCGCTCAAGAAGCTCGGCCGAGGCGCGGGGAGCAGCACCCGGTCCGGACGCATCGCGTCGATGTCGCCGGCCCGCTCTCGCGCCCCCAGCCAGGTCACGCGGGCGACGAGGGCCACCGCGTCGGCGAGGGCGAAGCAGCGCGCGAGGTGGGCGTCGATGGCCGAGAAGGGGGGGTTGGTGACCGCCCAGTCCCAGCGGCCCGCCGGGGGCGCGATGGACGCCAGGTCGACGAGCGCGAAGTCGCCGACCAGGCCCTGCCGGACCTCCCGCAGGCCCGGGGCGCCCGGGTCTACGTCGACCCCGTCGACCGCGAGGCCCCGGGCCTGCAGCGCGCGGACGAAGGCGCCGCCGCCGCAGCTCGGCTCCAGGGCGCTCTGCCCGGGGAGCACGCCCAGCGCGCCGACGATGGCCTCCGCCAGGTCGACGGGGGTGTAGTAGGCGTCGTGGGCGAGGCGCTCAGCCACGACGCCCACCCCGGCCGCCCCGGCCGCGCACCCGCCGCGGGGCCCCCGGCACCGGCAGCCCGGCCACCCGGGCCATCGCGCGCTGGGCCTCGGAGCGGGTGTAGTACGTGCCCGCCCGGTAGCAGGCGCGGGCCGCGAGCTCCTGGGCCTCCTGGCCCGTGGCCCCGACGCACAGGGGGTCGGCCGCGACCCGGTCGGCGTAGACCAGGGCCGCGTCGATGCGCGCCCGCCGGAGCTCCTCGGCCTGCCGGTCGACGCGCTCGCCGAGGACCTGCACCTGGTACTCGGCGTGACGGATGTCGCCGAGGAGATGCTCCCGGGCGAGCAGCTCCTCGCGGGCCTGGGCAAGCTCCGCCTCCAGGCGGCTGGCCCGCTCGTACTGCTTGTTGGCCTCCCGATCGGCCGCCTCCTTCCACTGGCGCTGCGCCTGCTCGTCGGCGCAGGCGTAGCCGGCCCGCAGCTCAGCCTTCGAGGCCCGCGCCTCCGCGGCCTCCACCCGGTCGCAGAGCGCGTCCATGCGGCTGAAGACCCGCTGCAGCATGACCATGCCCAGCTGCGAGGTGATGATCTGGGGCAGCCGGACCAGCACCATGGCCTGCGCGCCGTTGTCGGGGGTCCGCCAGGGCTCGTGGCTGTAGAGGTGCGCGCCGCGAAGCTGCTTCAGCGCCTCGCGCACCTCCTGCAGCAGCTCGCTGGCGGCGCGGGCCTGCAGGCCCGCGGCATCGGCGAAGAGCGACCCGCCCGCGGCGGTCGCCGGCGGCAGCTGCTCGAGCACGGGGGGCGCAGCGGGGACCTCGTCGGGCACGGTCTCGGTCTCGGTCATCGTCAGCTCCGGGCACGCGCACGCCCACCCGGCCCCACCGCGGGGCCAGGGCGAGCAGCGCTTCGGGGGGGAGGCCGCCCCCTCCGGGCCAGGAGGGGAGTACCGATGGCCAGCGGGCCCGGCGGGAGCGGCGAGGGGGACAGGGCGTTCAGGGCCGATGGCGGACGCCGGACGCCCGGGGGGCGGGACGGGTGATCAGGCCGGGGGCGCGACGCGGGCGCCGCAGGCGATGTCGGCGGCGATGCGGGCGTTCACCGCGCCGCCGAAGAGGTCGGGGTTGCAGTGCGGCTCCCAGTCGTCGCCCAGCGCGGTCAGCAGCCGGCGGGCCAGGAGCTGGTTCCCGGCGCGGGCCAGCCGCTCAATCTCGTTGAAGAGGCCGCGGTAGTCGTGGAGGGGGATCATCGCTGCTCCGGTCGAGGGAGAAGAGGCCCGGGCGTCCGCGAGGAGTCGGAGCGGGTGCACGGGAGGGCGGACGCCCGGGCCAGGTGGAGAGGAGCTGCCGGGCCAGGAGGGGCCGCGGGGGTGCGGGGATGGTCGAGCTTCAATGAGGCCCGGCCCGGCAGCGAGAAGAAGATCAGGCCGCGGCGCAATCGCCGGGCGCGGGGGGCGTAGGCTCAGCGGCGAGGCTGAGCAGGTGATCGAGCAGGCGCAGACGATCCTCGTCGTCCTCCGCGACGCCGAGCTCCTGCACCAGCCTGCCCGCCACCTCGGAGCTGACGTTCAGCTTCGCGTCGCTCTCGATCTTGGTGATGTACGAGCGGGTCACGCCGACGCGGCGGGCCAGCTCGCCCTGGCTGATTCGCAGCCGTTCTCGGAGGTGTCGGACCATGGGTCGCTCCTGTCAGTCACTGGTTACCACTGGGAACCGGACCGCGCAAGCGCTGGCCGGGTATCCGGCGCGCATGAGCATCATGAACCGCCTGCGTCGCGCCAGAGAAGAGCGCGGCGTCACCGTCACCGAGGTCGCCGGCCGCGTTGGTCTGTCGCGGCCGATGGTCTCGCACATCGAAGCTGGAAGGCGTGACCCCAAGCTCTCGGACGTCGAGCGCTACGCCGCCGCGGTTGGCGTCAATCTGCAGCTGGAGGACCATTCCGACCGCCCTGCGCTAAGCCCGGACGCGCAGCGCGTCCTGGACAAGTTCAGGGCCGTCGTCGGGTCGCTTGAGCCGCACCAGCTTCAGATCTGGGAGGCCGAGCTCGACATCCTGGCCCGCCACCTGCGGTAGCTGCTCCGGACGGTCACGATCGCGCGCAGGTAGACCACCGCGGGCCAAAGTGCCCACGACGGCGCAAGAAGCGCAAGGGCACGAAGTTCACCGCTGGTTTGAGGGGCAGGCATCCGGTCTCCGGTTGTCACCGTTTGTAACGCTGCGCGGTCGCGGGCGTTCCTGGCAGGCACCTCGGCGATAGTTCCTGACAGGAACCGACGCCAGGAGCCCCCGCGATGCCCGACCAGCCTACCGCCTCCCCCGTCCCCGCGCCCGGCCAGAATCTGGCCGGCCACATCGTCTCTCTGCTCGTCCGCGACCCGCGCTGGGCCGGCGGGCCGGCCACCGGCCGGGACCTGGAGACCGAGCCCTTCCACGAGCTCCTGCGGGAGCACCTCCGCGCGGCGGGCACCGACCTGCAGGAGCGGTGCACCGATGACGACGAACATGAGGTGGAGCTCAGCCTCCTCGGGGTGACCGCTACGATCACGGGGCCCACGCCCGGCATCGCGCTTGCGGCGATGGTGCTGACGGCCTGGGGCGCGCTCGACGAGCTCGACGAGCTCGACGGCGGTGAGGAGTGAACCGCGCCCGCGACACCTCCTGGGGCAGCACGCCCCCGGAGGCGACGAAGGCCTGCCCGGTCTGCGGGCAGGGGATGCCCGCGTACCGGCGGGAGTGCTCGCCCAGGTGCCTCGTCCTGAAGGTCCGCGAGAAGGGCCTCGCCGTGGAGCCCCCGGGCCGGCCCAGCGCCCCCGCGGCGGCGCGGGAGGCCCGAGACCTCGCCGCCCGGCCGCCCCGCGTCCCCGGCACCCCCGTGCCGACGACCGCGCCCTGCCTGTGCTGCGGGGAGCGCATCGACGTCACGCCCCCGCACCAGAGCCGGAGGTACTGCCGGCCGTGCGCGGCCGAGCGGAACCGCGCCGCGGAGGCTCGGTCGAAGGCCGGGGCGCGGGCTCGCGCGCAGACGGTGGAGCCCTCTTCGCGCGTGTGCCAGGGCTGCCAGGAGCCGCTGCCGGTGCTGGCTCCGATGCAGCGCCGCTACTGCGACCACTGCCGGATGGAGCGGGAGCGCGCCCGGCAGCGCGCGGTCTACCACGACAAGGCCGCCCGCCGTCGGGCTGGCGGGGAGGGCTGATGCACCGCATCACCACCACGACGCAGACCCCGGGCCTGTGGGAGACCGCGGCTGCGCCCGCCCACGCCCGCATCGCTCAGCTCGAGCGCGAGCTCGCCGAGGCCCGGGAGCGCCTGGAGGGCGTCCTGGCCGGCCAGCACGCCAACAGCGCGATGGCCGCCAACGGGGTCCTCCTCGCCTGGGCCGAGTCCCTGGGCCTCGACGCCGACGAGACCCTCACCGTTGAGCGCCTCGAAGCCCTGACCCTCGCGCTGCGCGCCGCGCTTTCGGTGACCCCGTGAGCGCCCCCCGCGCCGCCGAGGCCATCCTCCTCCGCCTCCGCGAGCTCGCCGGCAGCTGGTCGGTCTCGGCCGCCCGCCCCCTGCCCGAGGGGGAGCCGGCGGAGCGCGCGATCGAGCTCCGGGGCCGCGCCTGGGGCCTCGGCCACGCCGTCTACATCGCCGGCCTCTACGCCGCGATGCCCGACGGGCACCCCCTCGCCGAGGCCGCCCTGGCGCGGCCCCCCGTCTCCGTCCCCACCGCCCGGGCGCTCGCTGCCCGGCTGCTCTCCGACCTCGCCGACCTCGCCCGGAGCGAGGGCGACACCACCACCGCCGCGGCCCTCGAGCGGGCCGCCCTGGAGCTGACCACATGAGCCTCAAGATCCAGCGGGGCCCCCAAGAGGACCCCGCCCGCGCCTTCCTGTACGGCCAGGAGGGCATCGGCAAGACCACCCTCGGGGCCGGCCTCCCCGGCGCCCTCTTCCTCTCCTCCGAGGACGGCGCGGGCGACCTGAGCCTTGACCGCGTCCAGATCGCCAGCTGGCCGGAGCTGCGCTCCGCCGTGCGCGAGCTCACCGGGGGCGCCGAGGGCTACCAGACCATCGTGATCGACTCCGTGACCCGCATGGAGCAGATGCTCCACGCCTGGCTCTGCGACCAGGCAGGCGCCTCGTCGATCGAGGACGTCGGCGGCGGCTTCGGCAAGGGCTACACCGCCGCCGCCGAGGCCTGGTCGGACCTGCTCCGCGACCTCGACGCGCTGCGCCTGCGCCAGCGGGTGGCGGTGCTCCTCATCGGGCACAGCGAGGTCAAGGCCTTCAACGACCCCAGCGGGCCCTCGTATGACCGCTACCAGCCGCGCATGCACCAGAAGAGCGCGGCCCTGATCAGCGCCTGGGCGGACCTGGTCCTCTTCGCCGGCTGGGACACCACCGTGAAGACCGGCAAGCGCCGGGTCGAGGCCACCGACAAGGGGAAGGCGGTGGCGGCCGTCCGCCGTCTCTTCACGCAGAAGGAGCCGGCCTTCGACGCGAAGTCGCGGTACCCGCTGCCCGCCGAGCTGGACGTGAGCGCGAAGGCGCTGATGACGGCGATGCGCTGGGAGGACCGCGCCGCGCGCTGGCGCGGCGAGCAGAAGAAGCCGGCCAGCGCCGGCGACGCCTTCGCCGAGCTGGGTGTGGACCCCGAGCGGCTGGATGCCTGGCTCGTCGAGGCGCACGGGAAGCCGCTGGCCGAGCTGGACCGCGCCGCGCTGGCTGCGGCGTACCGCACGGTGCGCAACGACCCCGCGGTGCGGGCGGCGCTGCAGCCGGTCGCGGCCACCCCGGCCGCGCCGGAGGCGCGATGACCCCCCGCCTCCCCCAGGGCCTCCCGCCCGAGACCCCGCTCCGTGGCCTGCCCCTCGCGGTCTGGGACCTGGAGACCACCGGCCTCGATCCCTGGGAGGGCGGGGCCCGCATCCTGCAGGTGGCGGTGGTGCACCACGCCCTCGGCGAGGACGTGCCCGCCGTGGTCTACCGGTCCATGGTGGACCCGTGCTGCGAGGTGCCGGTCGCCGCGTCCCGCGTGCACGGCATCACCACCGAGCGGCTCGCGGAGCTGCGCGCCGCCGGCCAGCTGCCGGGCTGGGGGGCGGTGTGGCCGGCCTTCCGCGACGCCGTCGGCCGGCGGGTCTCCGCCGGCTACAACCTCGCCTTCGACGTCCACTTCATCCGGCAGGCCCAGGGCCTCCCGCGCAGCGCCGAGCCGCCCCTGGCCCTCGACGCGATGCTCCTGGCCCACCGGGTGCTGCCCGGCCTGCGCCGGCACCGCCTCGTCGACGTCGCCGCGCACCTCAGCGTGCAGCTCGACGGCGCGCACGACGCGGGCGCCGACGCCCTCGCCACCGCCCACGTGCTGGGCGCGATGCTTCCGCTGCTCGAGCGCGCGGGCCTGCGCACCCTCGGCGACGCCTTCCAGGTGCAGGAAGGCGCCCGCGCAGCCATCGCCGCCAAGTACGCCGCCCGCACCCGCTGACCCCCTCCCACCCCCTGCGCGCCCGGACCCGGCCGGACGGGCGCGCCGACCCCAGAGCTGGACCGGCCACTACCTCCGGAGGACCGCGTGACGCTGCTCGACCTGCTCACCCCCTGCCTGCCCCCGCTCCTGGGCGCCCTCGCGGCGCTGGGGGCCCGCCGGGCGCTGGCCGCGGACGCCACCCCCGCCACCTCCCTCGCCCGGGTCGCGGTCCGCCTGGGCGTCCTCCACCTCACGATCGACTGGAACCCGACACCATGAGCCGACACGACCTCTCCGGCCTCCGGGGCGCCTCCGCCTCGCGCTGGATCACCCTCACCCCGGAGCTCGCCCGCCTCGTCGGTCTGCGCTCCGGGGCCGCGCTGGCCCGGGTTCTCTCGGACCGCATCGGGGCGCCCCACCGCGTCCAGGGCGCGGCCATCGCCCGGGGCCTCGCGGCCGTGCACGCCGGGGACGTGCCCGAGGCCGGCCTCCGGGTCGAGCGCCGGGCCGACCCCCAGGGCGGCGGGCGCGCGGCTTGGCAGTGGCGCCTGGTGCCCCTCGCCGAGGCCCCGCGCGCCCCCGCGCAGCTCCCCCTCGCCGCGCGCACCCCGCCCGCGCCGCAGCCCCCGCCGCTCCCCGCCCGCCCGCCGGGGCGTCCCCCGCTGCCGGCGCCTCCGCCGCCGTCCCCCGCCGCCCGGCTGGGGGCGATGGTCCGCGAGGAGCTCGACCTCCTGCACCCGGGTCTCGGCGGGCAGGTGCAGGTGCGGGTGGTGGTGTCGGTGGGCCCCGTGGTGGTCGAGGGCGACGGGCGCAGCGCCCGGGCGGTCGCGGCCGAGCTCCTCGGCCGGCTGCGGGGTGCGGCTTGACGCCCATCCCCGCCCTGACCCTCCACCAGCCCTGGGCCACGCTGGTCGCCCAGGGCCACAAGCGGGTCGAGAACCGCACCTGGGCGCCTGTTCAGCTGCGCGGCCCCGACCCGCGGCCGATGTGGGTGATCATCCACGCAGGCCTCCGGCTCGACGATGACGCCGTCCTGGAGCTCGGGCACGCCTACCCCCGCCTGCAGCCGCTGCTCGGGGGCCGGCACCACCGCGGCTTCGCGCTCGGCGTGGCCCGCGTCTCTCGCGCGCTCCCCGTCGACCAGGTCATCGACGCCTTCGCCATCGGCCCCTGGTGCTGGATGATCGACCGGGTGCTGCAGCTGCCCGAGCCCATCCCCGCGATCGGCCGGCAGGGCCTGTGGCGCCCGGAGCCAGTGCTCGCCGACGCCGTCGCGGAGCTGCTCCGCGAGGCCGGGGAGGCCCCGTGAAGGTCGACCTCGCCCGCTTCGAGACCGTCGTGCAGGAGCTCTCCCACATGCACGTCACCCCGGACGTCCGGCGGCAGCTGCGCATCGCCCGTCGCTACCTCGACTCCGCCAAGCCCGACCCCGAGCCCCCCCGCATCCCGGCATCGCCGGTCACCCTGATCGCACTGGAGCTGACCCCATGACCTACGACCACATCGACGCCATCACCGAGGCGCCCGCCGAGTCGCCTGTGCTCGACGACTTCGGCACCCACAGCACCAACGACCTGATGGACGGGATCGAAGCCAACCTCGACGAGCTCCTCGGGCAGACTGAGGGAACGGCGATGGGGATCGTCTACGTCGTGCGCGACGAGTTCACCGAGCTCCGCCGCCGCGTCGTCGAAGCTGAGCAGGCCTCGACGGTGACCGGCTACTGCACGGCCTGCCGTGAGGCGCAGACCACCTGTGATGAGGACATGTGCTGCCTGTCCTGCGGCCGCGACCTCGCGCCGGTGGCGGACCACGGCGCGGAGGTGCTGACCGAGGCCCTCGGCGCGCTGGACCAGCGCATCGCCGCGCTGGAGGCCGAGGCCTCCCGCCTGCGCATCCGCGCTGAGGCCCGGGAGGCGCAGCTGGCGCACGCGCAGGACCGCCTGCGCCGGCTGGGCCAAGCCGACGCTGACGTGCAGGGCACCCTCGACCGGCTGCAGGCCAGTGGCGCGGCCATCGAGGCGCGGTGGTGGGACGGCTTCGGCGACGCCGAGGCGCGCGTCACCGTCGCCGAGGGCCGCTCGGCCGAGGTCGACGCCGCGATGCTGGCCGTCGGCTTCTACCCGGTCGGCGTCCCCGTCCCGACCCCCGGCGGGATGGCCCGCGGCTACTCCACCGACGGCACCCGGCCGTGGGAGGCCGAGCTCGACGACCCCACGGCCGACACCGCCGAAGAGCCCCCCGAGGCCCCCGCGCCGACCCCGGCCGCGGCGTCCCCGTGGCGCCCGCCCGGGTGGTACCGCGACGTCGACGGGCAGGTCGGTGAGCTCTACCCCGTCGACCGCTTCCGCGGCACGCAGACCTTCCGCTGGTGCGAGCCTCCGGCCGTGCTGGGGCCCGGGCTGGAGGGCGTGCGGTACCTGGGCCCGGCGTCGGTGCAGCGGTTGGAGCCCGTGCCGACCCCCGGCGAAGAGCCGGCGGGGGGTGCGCGATGACGCCCGCCGGCCTCTACCGCTACCACCTCGATCGTCTGCTGCCGCCCACGCGCGCGGTCAACATCCTGGGCTGGATCATGCTGAACCCGTCCACCGCGGACGTCGATCGCGATGATCCCACCATCCGCCGGGTGTTCGCGTTCTCGCGAAGCTGGGGCGCCAGCGGCCTGCGGGTCGCGAACCTGTACCCGCTGCGGGCCACCGACCCCGCGGCGCTCTGGGCGGCCCCAGAGGCTCAGCGCCTGGGCGACCCGGACCTGGCGGACGCCGCGATCACGGAGCTGTGCCGTACGTCCGCTGCCGTCGTGCTTGGCTGGGGGTCGCACGGCTCGCGCTGTCCCGACCGCGTGCGCCTCGTTCTCGAGCTGGCCCGGGCGACGGAGGTTCCGCTCCTGCACCTGGGGCTCACGCAGGGCGGGCAGCCGCGGCACCCGCTGTACGTGAAGGGCAGCACGCCACTGGTGCCGTTCGAGGGACCGGGCACCAGCACCTGACCTCCTCCACGGTTTCCCGGACCGTGGAAACCGCCGCCATCGCCGGGAAACGCGATGGCAACGGCAATTCCTGCCCGCCGTCTTCTTCCACGTCGACGGCAACGGCATTCTCGACTTCCTCACCATCCTCAGACGCGGTTTCCACGACCTGGAAACGCATCCACCGGCGACGAGGACCCCGCCCATGCCCCGCCCCGCACCCCCGCCCGCGCCCCTGACCCGCGATTCCATGGTCACCTTGGCCCGCGTGAAGGCCGAGCTGCACGTGGGCTCCGAGCGCGCCTTCGAGCTCCTCGCCGGGCTCCCGGTCGCGCGGCCCGGGCGGGCCCGGCTGTGGCGCTGGGGGGACGTCTCGGACGCCGTCTTCGGAGTCGCGGCCCCCGCCGCGGCCCCCGCCACCCGCACCTGGACCGGGCCCCGTCGGGCCCTTCGGAGCTGACGATGATCACCTGGCACCCGGACACCCCCCAGCCCGAGCGCCCCGGCCTCCCGCTCCCCGTCTACGTCGAGGGCATCGACGGGGCGGGCAAGAGCACCCTGATCAAGCGCCTGTACCCCTGGGCATGGCCCGTGGAGTCGCGCATCGCCTGCAGCTGGTTCAACGGGCCCCGCAGCTGGCCCAGCCGCGACTTCGCGAGGTGCTTGAAGCTGGCGGGGCTGATCCACCCTGGGCCGGATTCCCGCGCGGTCGCGCACCTCCTCGACTTCTGCGGCGCCTTCCACCTCCTGTCGCCCATCGACGAGCGCGCGGACACCGAGGCTCCGGGCTGGGTGACCGTGCAGTTCCACGACCGCGGTCCGCTGTCCACGTGCGCGTACCAGCGCCCGCACGCGGTCATCCGCGACCAGCTGCTCGCGCTCATCCCGCCCGGCTCGGTCACCGTGATCCTCGACGTCCCCGTCGAGCTCGCGGCCGAGCGGCGGCGAGCCCGCGCGGCCGCCTGGGACCGCCTCGACGAAGACCGCGGCACGGACCTCGCCCCGGTCCGCGAGGCCTACCTCCGGCTGGCTGGGGAGCTGCCCGGGGTGCACGTCCTCGACGGCACCCGGCCCACCGACGACCTCGCCGCCGCCGTCCGCGGCCTGATCTTCGCCGCCGCGCCCGCCTGGCGCCGCGGGCTGCGATCGCAGCGCCTGCGATAGCGATCGCGCCCGCCCGGAGCTGACCCCCATGCCCTCCCGCCCCGTCGTCGACCTCGGCCCCCTCCGCCTTCGCGCCATCGCCGGCGACGGGCCCGCCTACCGCTGGCGGGTCGAGTGGTACCCGGAGGGCGAGCGCGGGCGGATGTCCACGCGCTCGCTGGCGCGGGTCCGGGGGGAGCGCATCCCGCAGGGGGAGGCCGTCCAGCGGGCGGCCCTTCTGCTCGCCGAAGGCCTGCATCTGCAGGTCGGAGGCCCGCCCGCCGCGCCGCCGGTGGCCACGCTGGGAGACCTCCTGGAGTGCTGGGCTGGCGCCCAGGAGGCGCGGCGGGACCTGCGCCCTGCGACCCTCGCCCACTACGTCGACAACGCCCGCCGGGCGGCCGCTGTTGTCGGCGCGGTGCTGCTCGACCGGGTCGGCGCCCGGACTCTCGAAGAGCTCCGCGATCGCAGCGGCCGCGGGCCCCGGGCCACCGCGCAGGTCCTGCTGATCGTGCGCATGGCCTGGCGCTGGGGCCACGGGGTGGGCCTCGTCGACGCGGCCGACCTGCCCCCCGTGCGCCTGGCTGTGCCGCCGTCCGAGCGGCGGACGCCAGAACCCCACGAGGTTCAGCGCGTGGTCGAGCTTGTGGAGCAGCGATCGTCCCGTGCGGGGCTGGCGCTGCGGCTCGCCTGGGCGCTGGGCGCGCGGGTGGGCGAGGTCGCCGCGCTGCAGCTCGGCGACGTGGACCTCGCCACGGCCCCCGGCTGGATCACCCTGCGCGGCAAGACCGGCACGCGCCGCCTCCCGCTGCCCCGGGCAGCCCGCGCCGCGATCGAGGCAGCCCCGCCGTGGACGGGCCACCTGGCGCGCCCGCGGCGGGTGCACGCGCACCTGCGCGAAGCCTGCCTCGCCTGCGAGGTCGAGCCCTTCAGCGTGCACGGCATGCGGCGCCTGGCGGTCGACCAGCTCGCCCGCTCGGGCGTCGACATCGCCACCGCCGCCGCCCTCCTCGGCCACTCCCCGTCGGTAATGCTCGCGCACTACCGCCGGGTGCAGGCCTCCGACCTGGTCGCCGCCGTCGGCCGGGTGCAGCTCGGAGAGGCCCCGGCCGGCCAGGTGCTGCCGCTGCGGCCCCGCCGCTGACCCTTACCGGCTGCCCCTACCGGTCGGCGAGAACGCCGGCCCCGCGCGGGTGCTCGTAGTAGCGGGCGTACTGCGACAACCGGCGAGAACCAGCACCAGCACGCACACCACGCCGCGACCGGTAGCGCCTGGGCGGCCCAGCGGTAGGGCTTCCTGGCCGGCGCCCCTACCGGGTAGGGGTGGCGCCCGGCGCACCGGCGCGCGCCCGCTTGCGCGCGCCCGCCATTCTTTCAGGTTCCCGCGGAAACTTGGTGCGGGCGCGCGGGGGCCCGGGTACATGGTGGGTGTCCGGCGGCGCTGGCTCCTCAGCACCTCCCCCGCCGGCCCCTCAGGAGTGCCCGATGCCCACCACCTCCGACACCGTCACCGTCCGCAACGCCTTCACCTCCGAGCGCGGCATCTACCAGGCCACCGTGGACTCCGATGGCACCGTGCGCGTCTGGGACGACATCGCCGGCCACTTCACGATCAACCACAGCCTCACGCCCCGCCAGATCGCGCGCGCCCGGCGGGAGGCCGGCTGGCAGCCGTCGCGCACCGTGCGCATCAGCGTCGAGCCCGTCGGACAGAACTTCGGCTGCCACGGCGTGCTCAAGGCCCGCAACGGCCACGTTCTGTGGACCGGCCCCACCCGCCCGCACGGCTTCAACGACGCCGCCCTGGCCGACGCCGAGCAGGAGGTCAAGGCGCGCGGCTGGACGGTGGCCGTCTGAGCCACGACCCCCTCTTCTTTCCCGCCCCGCCGGCGCGGTGCCGGCGGGGCAACCTGTAACGATTCCCTGAGAGTTGAGGTGCCGCATGCCCACGACGTTCACGACCATCGCCGACCGCTTCGACGACCACGACGACATGCTCTCTGCCGCCGCCGCGGAGCTCGCCGAGGCCCTGGGCCTGGAGGGCCTCGCCGCCCGCTGGGCCGACCCGGACCGCGAGCGCATCGCGGTCACGGTGCACGTCGACGAAGACGAGCTCGACGAGCTGCCCGAGGGCTGGCGTGTCGGCTGAGGCCGCGATGGCCCACCTCCGGGGCCGCGACCCGGAGTGGGACCTTGGCCTCGAGGCCGCGCGCTCTGGCCAGGGCGACCCGGAGCGCTACCCGATCGACTGGTCGGTGGCGCTCATGCCGAGGGGCCGGCCGGACCTCGCGGTCCGGATGCCGGTCGTCGCTCACCTGCACGTGCTGGCCTTCGACCCCCGCCCGCCCGCGGAGATCAGCCGCTGGCTCCGCGACATCGCGCCCCCCGGCGGCGCCTACGTCCACGGGCGGGCCCGCGGACGGTCCGGCCGGCCCGGTCGCCTCTGGGACCAGGCTCCCGGCCGCTGGCGCTGGCAGGAGCCGTACCGCTGGGCGCTGCGGAGCGACGTCTACCAGCGCAGCTGGCTGCTCCGCGCCTACACCAACGCCCACCTGTTCCCCGACGCCGAGGTGCGCCGGGTGTCCACCTCCCACGACCGGATGGCCTCGTGATCCACCTCCGCACCCTCGCCGCGCGCTTCGGCGAGGCCCCGCTGCAGGCCGCGCGCCTGGAGCTCTGCGCTGCCCTGGGCACGTCCGGCGACGGCATCGACGTCGCCTGGCTCGACGACGCGCAGACGATCGTCTGGGCCCGCGTGCCCCCCGGCACGCACCCGCCGGTGCACTGGCGCCGCATCCGCGGCGACCCGGGGGCCCTCCGCGCCCAGCTCGAGGCCGGCGCGACCTGGCCGGAGGCCGCGGCCGCCATCGGCCTCGGGACGGCGGACGCCCGCCACCTCGGCCGGACGATGGGCATCGGGCCCGGGGGCCCCGGCGGTCGGCCGCGGCGCAGCTTGGTGCTGGTGCTCGACCGCGAGCTCGAGCAGCGCTGCCGGGCCGCTGCGCGGGCGGCGGGGGTGGACCTCGACGCCTGGGCCCTCGCCGTCCTCGATCGGGCCGCGAGGTAGCCGACCCAGCCGGGGGCCCGTTAGGGCCTCTCCGCCTGGAGGGCACATGGCTGGAGCTGACGAAGTCAGGAAGATGATCAAGGACGCGGGCGGCGACAAGCCGATCGCGAGCGCCCCCGCCTCGGCGGAGGACCTGGTGCTGATCAAGCTGCGCGAGCTGCGCGACGCGCACGAAGAGCAGCTGACGCTGCAGCGGCAGATCGCGGAGGACGTGCGCTGGGCACGCTCCTGGATCACGCGGTCGGCGGTCTACGGGCTGCTGCTCGCCATCGCCGGGGCGGCGCTGCCCTTCTGCTTGCGCTGAGCTGCCGCGGCCCCCGGGCCGCGGTACGCTCCCCAGAGCCCCCCGGGCGGCGACGGAGGCACCAGGGCGTCATCGACGCCCGGGGGGCCGCACGCCCGGGGAAGTCGTGCGCCTCCTCGACGACGTCGAGCACCTGCTCCTGGCCGTCGCCCTCCGCCGGGTGCGCGGCCACATCGCGCGCGCCGACGCCCCGAGCCTCGACGAGTTGGCCCTCGCGGTGGACGTCGCCCTCCTGGCGCTGCGGGCATCCCGCGGCCGGAGGGCGTGGTGGGCGATCGCCTGCGCGGCCCTCGCCGCGGGCGTCGTGATCGGCCGGCTCAGCCGGCCGGGAGCGTCCGGTCCCAGGCCGCCGCGATGACCGCCCACGGGTCGGCGTAGCCGAGGCCGGTCATCACGCCCTCGATCCTGGTGAGCGCCGCCGCGGCCGGGGAGGCCATGATCTCGGCGCGGGCCGCGGCGTAGGCGCCCTGGCGCAGGAGGTCCTCCACCGCGGCGCGGGTGCCGACGGGGAGCAGCTCGGTGTCGTGGGCCGCGGCGTGCCAGCGGGGGCCCGCCGGGCTGCGGCCGCTTCCGGCCCACAGCCGCCACCCGAGCAGGAGGCGGGCGGGCGGCAGGCTGCGGCGGGCCTCGACGCCCGCGTCTTCGATGTGCTCTCCCATCACTGCCCTCCGTGAGCGGCCACGGTGGCCGCGGCGCCGAGGATGACGGCCACGCGGGCCTGCGACGCGGCGACCCGGCCGACGGCCTCGCGGGCGTCGGCGATCGCGCCGCGGATGGCCTGCGCCTGCTCAGCGCGGGTGGACGTGCTGCTCGATCCGGTCAAGACTTGCCCGGATGCGGGCGAGCTCTGGGTGCTGGACATGGGACACCTCGTCGAGGGCGGCGCGCAGCTCGGCGAGCTCGCGGGCCTGGCCCTGCTGGGAGAGACGGAGCGAAGCCACCTCCGCGGCGAGCTGCTCGACGCGGACCTCCTCGCGGACCTGGGCGGCCGTGTGCGCCCGCAGCTGGCGCCACAGCTCCCAGACGCGCTGGGCCACCGCCAGGCAGCCGACCAGGAGGCCGCCCGCCGCGACGGCCGTCGGCCAGTCGGTCACCGGCCACCGCGGGCGGCCGCAGCCGCGCGGGCGGCGGCCAGCGTGGAGAGCTCGATCGGCTCGGCCGAGGACCAGAGCCGCGTCTCCAGGTCTCCGCTCGGGAGCTCAAGGAGCTGCGCGACGCGGGCCCGCAGCCAGGGGATGGGCGTCTGCCCGGGGCATGCGGTCGAGGCCCCGGAGTGCTCCCCGTGGCCGAGGATGGCCTCGGGGGCGAGGCCGTAGCGGCGGCACCAGTCCGCGCAGACGACGCCCAGGAGCGCCAGCGCGGGCGTCGGCGGGGGCCCCGCCGACCAGTCCCCGGCGACCGCGACGCCGAGGGAGTCCGCGTTGTGCCCGGCGACGTGGGCGCCGGGCCGCTCCTCCGCGCGGCCCCGCTCGACGCACCAGGCGCCGAGCGCGGTCTCCCGAATGAGCGCGTGGTAGCCGATGCCGGACCACCCGCGCGCACGGTGCCACCGCTCCACCTCGGCCGCCGTGGTGGTGGTGGCCGAGGCGGTGTGGTGGACCGCGATGCGGGTGATCTGGCGCATCAGGTCGGTCCCGCGGCGAGACCCGCGTCGCGCAGGGCCAGTCCGATCGGGCGGGCGACGGCGCGGCAGTCCGCCGCCGGCGGGGTGGAGGCCGCGGCGGGGTCGGTCGCGAGCGCGAGCTGCTCGGCCGTGTCCTTGCGCAGGTACACGGTGAGAATGACCATCTCGTCGCCGTCGATGGTGGAGGCGGGCCCGGCGTACTCGGCGCGGCAGGCGGCGATGCTCATGAGACGTCCTCGAGGCGCCAGACGGCCATGTCGGTGCAGGTGACGTCGGCCACGGCCCCGTTGCTCCGGATCGACGTGAGCCACCCGAAGTCGGCGCCGCTGACGTCGCCGAAGAACTGCGCGGTGTTCGCGGCCAGAACGGGCTGCCCCGTGAAGGAGTAGCCGGAGGCCGGTGGCTGCTCGGTGAGCGTCGACACGCCGGGCTCAAAGAGCACCCGCGAGGTGCGGCCCTGGTAGATCATCACGGTCAGCCGCCAGTCCGTCGGGACCGCACCGCTGTACAGGGTTACCCCCGACACGGTGTCATAGTACGTGGTGACCACGACGTTGCCGGCGGACCAGTTGCAGGCGACGCCGCAGAAGGCCTGCCCCTGCAGCGTCTTGTTCGTCACCCCGACCGCCCAGTACGCACCGGAGCCCGTGAGCTGCGACAGCTTGTAGCAGGCCTGGACCACCACCACGCCGGGTCCGTCCGTGAACCAGGCGTTGTTGGCGCTCAGGTACGGCTGGAGGTCCACCACGCTGTTGACGTTGCCGGTGCCGCTGGTCGCGCCCGTGTCGAGCCCGTCCGCGGTGACGGCGACCGTTCCGTCGGTGGTCCCCGAGCGGGTGACGATCACGCCGATCGTGGACGCCGAGGCGCCCGTGACCGTCTGCGTGCCGGTCGTCCAGGGCCCGGCGATGGTCGCAGCCGCGAAGTCCAGCACCGCGGCCTGCACCCAGTCGAAGGCGCCGCCGAGGTCGGCAACGGCCACGGCGTGGACGGCGGTCGCGAGGATGTTGTCGTCGGCGTCGCGCGCGTGCAGCACGTGCACGAAGGCGCTGCCGGCTCCGACCCCGCTGTACGAGTAGGCCCCGCGCCCCGTGCCGCTCGCGCTGGCCGTCCCCGAGACGTTCACGATCTCGGACAGGTAGTTGTCGATCAGGCCATCGGGGTCGGTGAAGACCCCGAAGGTGTAGTTGGCGGGCGCTGCGTCGTAGGCGCAGTGCTCGGACGTCGCGGACGGCGGCTGCACCGGCGCCGCCGCCACCGCTTCTCCCTCGCCGGCGGGCGCGTACACGAGGCGCGGCATCAGGCCGCCCCGGCGGGCGTGGTGGCGCCCTTGCCCGCGCGCTCCTCGCGCTCGGCCTGCAGCTCGGCGGCGCGCTCGCCGAGCTCGCCGTGCAGCTCGACGAGGAAGCGGGCGACCGCCTGGAGAATGGGCCGGTCGGCCGCGTCGACGAGGGCGCCGGCGCGGGGCCCGAGCACGGCGGACCAGTCGAGCGCCTCTTCGAGCTCGCGCACCAGCGCGGGCACGGTCGGCGGCGCAGGCTGCAGGAGCAGCACGGCCAGGCGGCGCAGAGAGGCGCGCATCAGGCGCTCCGCGCGGAGTAGGTGATGAAGGCGTAGCCGGCGGCAGGCCCGGCCAAGAAGATCTGCGCGGGGCCGACGAGCCGCAGCACCGCGCCGACGCCGGAGGCGACGGGCATGAAGTCGTTGCCGACCGCGGCGCCGTCGGTGCCCTCGAAGGCGATCTTGCCGGCGGCCGGGGTGGCCCCGGCGGAGTCTTCGAAGAACTGCACCATCAGCTCCTGCGCCCACCCGGGCGTGGAGACCTCGACGACCTCGCCCGCGGTGGCGTCGAGCGCCACCCGCCGCGAGGTGTTCTGTCGGCGGGCGATGCCGCTGTGATCGACGGCCATGCTGCCTCCTCAGCCGATCAGGCGGCGGTCTTGCGGAAACACGCGGCGAGGATCTGGTGCCCGGTCGTGGGCGCGGTGCTGAAGACCAGGCGGTCGACCCCGCCGGTGCCGGCGCCCGCGGAGACCGAGTAGGCCGAGGGCGCCACCGGGGCCCCGTTCACGAAGGGGTAGACGGCGGCGAGGCCCGCGCTGGGGAGATCGAAGTTGACCGCCGTGCCGTCGCCGGTGCCGATGAGCGAGAACTCCGAGCTGCTCAGACGGAGCGTCGACGGCGGGCAGCTGCGGTCGAGCAGCACCCAGCCCTTGGGCCGGCTGCCGCTCCAGACGTAGCGCCGGTACTCGCCGACGCTGAGGGTCACCGCCGAGGTGGTCTCGGTGAGGGTGACGGGGTCGCCCCCCGTCGCGTACTCGCCGACCTCGAGGCCGGCGGCCGAGATCACCGTCACGCCGGAGACGAGCGCCTTGATCTGCGCGACGAAGTCCTCGCCGCTGAGCGCCGGCAGCGTGATCTCGACGGCCGCGGTCACGAGCAGGATGACCCCGTGGCGCAGGTCCGCGAGGGAGGGGGTGTAGTCGGCGGCGATGACCTTGGTGCGCATCGGGAGCTCCTGCCCGCGGGCCGCGCGCGGGGCTGAAGAGAGGGCGGCCTACACGTGCTCGGCGAGAATCGCCCGCGCCTGTGCGCGGTCCTCGGGCTTGTCGCTGGCCGCGAGCTCCGCCGCCTGCAGGCGACGCCGCGCGGCGGCCAGGTACTGCTGTTGCAGGGGGGTGAGGGTGAAGACGTGAAGGGGGTCGCCAGTCGCGCGGTAGCCCTCGCAGATCAGGTCTGCGAGGGCATCGTGGGGACCAGCTGCTTGACCTCGCGGCTGGAGCCGCGCAGGAACTCGAACGCCGCGGCGACGTCGGCGGTGGAGGGGTCGCGCCCCTCTTCGGCCTCGGCCGCGAGCCAGGCCCGCGCCTCGACGAGAAGCTCGTCGATGGTGCTGGGCGCGATGGGGCGGGGCAGCCCGCCCTCGCGGTGGCAGCGCACCGCGAGGGCGAGGGCGCCCTGCTGGTCGGTGTCCATCCGCTGGGAGAGCAGGTCGAGGCCAAGGAGGCCGGGCAAGAAGGTTCTCATCGTCAGCTCCGGGGGAGGTCAGATCAGGCGACGGTGCCCCAGCTCTCGATCGAGCTGGAGACGCTGGCGAGCTCGACGGTGATCTTGGAGCCGTCGGCGGCCTCCTCGATCGACCGCCGCACCAACTTCATGTGGGCGCAGCGGCAGAACCTGCGGCCGGTGACCTTGCCGTGGGGGTACCACAGCGCGTTCACGGTCGCCGTCAGGTCGGTGCGGGTGGTGGTCGAGGTGGCCGCCCCGGCCACCGCGGTGGCGGAGCTGTCGTCGGTCTTGCGCATCCACCGCAGCCAGGCGTCGAGCTTCTCGTCGTCGTCGGCGAAGTCGTGCGCGTAGAGGGAGAAGGTCAGACGCAGGTAGCCCTTCTCCTGGAGGATGACACCCTCCCCGTTGGAGATCGGCCGCCCACGGTGCTTCAGCTCCACGACCACATCGTCGCCCGGCGTGATGACGACGTCCCCCTCCTGGGGGTAGACCTCGATCGTGACCGGGGTGGGGGAGGTGCCGTCCTCGAGCTCGAGGACGGCGGTCGTGGAGGTCGAGACGGACGGCATCGGGGCTCCTCAGCCGGGCCAGCGCAGCCCGACCCTGATCACGCTCCCAGCGTACTCGACGGAGAGGACCTGCGCCAGCACGTCCCACCCGAGCTCCCCGTCGACGAGGTGGACGAGGTCTCCGGCGCGCGGCAGCCCAGCGGCCAGGCCCTCGTCGAGCCAGACCGCGTAGACCGCGGACCAGCTGGCGCGCGCGCGCTCCGCGACGTCAAGGGCCATGCGAAGCGCCGTCGCGGCGTCGGAGGTGGGCGCGCCGTCGAGCACTTCGACCTCGCCCTCCTGGCCCGGGAGCACGCGCGCTTCCGCGAGGAGCGGGGAGGCCACCGCGTCGCTGCCGCTGAGCAGCGGGTCGCCGGGCGCGCAGACGTGCACCCAACGGGTGGACCGCCCGGCGCGGGCGTCGACCGCGTAGCCGACCGAGATCCGGGAGGGCGGGGCCGCGGCCGCCGACAGCGGCGCCTCGAGGCGGGTGACGCCCGCGCCGACCGTCCAGGTCCAGCGCGCCGCGGAGGGGGGCAGCGCGCCGAGGCGCACGGACGGCACGATGCGCAGCCCTCGAGGACCCTGCACCAGCTCCGCGGGCAGCCAGCGGAGCAGCGCGCGGGCGAAGTCGAGCGCGCCGACCTGCTCCCACACCGCGACGTCGATCAGGTAGGCGTCGAGGCTGGGCAGCACCATGCCCGCGGGATCGAGCGGCAGGCCGGAGCGCTGCAGCGCCCAGCGCAGCACCTCCCCCGCGCGGCGCAGAGGCCCAGGAGAGAACGGGGAGGGCATGCCGAGCCCGGTGCCCGCCGGGCCCGGCAGCACCGTCCAGGCCTCGGTGCCGCCTTCGGCCGGGATGGCCAGCGCGGAGCCCGGCGAGCACACCGCGACCTGGCGCCCCGCGGAGTCGTAGCGGGTCCGCACGGCGACGTCCTCGACGAGGGTGGCGCCGTTCGCGTCCCGGGCCACCCGCCGGATGGTCGAGGCCTCGATCGGGTGCCCCGCGATCAGGATGGTGCAGTCGGCGGCGGTGATCGCGCTGTCGGTCACCTCGACGACAAGCTGCGGCGCGCAGGGCAGCGAGGAGGTGAGGCCGCCGCCGAGCGCCTGCAGGGGCACGTCCACCGCGGGGGCCCCGATGATCACCGGGTACGGCTGGCCCTCGACACCGGGGTCGCGCGCCACGGTGGACCCGACGTAGCCGGCGTCCCCCTGAGCCACGCGGGCCGCGTCGGTGCGCGGCCAGGTCGCAGGCCCGACGACCGCGCCGGCCTCGAGGAGGGGCGCCTGGCGCACCCAGAACGGAGTCCACGCCCGCAGCGTACCGGTCAGCCGGTGCGGCTCGACGCGAGCCTCTTCAAGGCGGCCGGCGACGAGCTGCTCGCAGCGACCCGCCGGCCAGACGAGCCACAGCTCCGCGCGCAGGCCCGGCAGCGCGCGAGCAAGGCGAGCGGGCGTCATCCCGAGGTCTTCGACCGCGCCAAGGACCTGCACCGGCACGTCGGCGAGGGCGGTGGCTTCGCCCTCGACCGCGATGGAGCGGTAGGGGTCCACGACGAGGCCGGGGTGCACGTCGAGCGGCCCCCGCAGCGGGTGGGCAAGCGCCCCGGCGACGACGCCCCAGGCTCGGTCGACGCCCAGCCCGAGCAGCACCAGGACCAGCTCGGGGCGGATCACGGGTCCTCCAGGATCGTGAGGCCGGACACGCGCAGGACCTCGTCGCCTTCCTCGTCGCCGAGGACGTTCTCCATGACGGGCTCCCCGTCGAGGGTGCCGAGCACGGCCAAGCCGCGGCCCCGGACCTGCACCTCCTGCGCCGAGACTGCGTCGGGGTCGTGCACCAGCCGCGGCAGGTAGACGAGCTGCCCGAGCCGGCCGCCGTGCGAGTGGGTCAGGGCCTCGACGACGCCGAAGTCGCCCGCGCCGGCGACGGCCGTGCCGCCGGCCGAGATCCAGGCGGGGTCGGTCTGCCCCTGGCGGGTGGGGACGCCCTCCACCCACGCCACGTCGATCCGCCGCAGCGGCGCGTGCAGCTGGTAGCCGGAGCGCAGGCCGGGCACCTCGACGACGTCCACCTGCGGCGTGTGGGCCACCACGCGCCCGTTGCTGTACCGGCTGCCGAGCACGTGCACGGCGCCGATGACGACGCGCGAGGCCTCCCACCACCCGTCGACGCTCGAGCCCGAGGGCACGTAGAGCGCCCACTTCGAGTAGCCAGTGACGTGCCCGAGCTTCACCGTCGCGCCGTCGCGGAGCCCGATGACGGCCGTGCCGCTGGTCGGCTCGGAGCCGGTGATGCCCTCGAGCTGCAGGGTCAGCGTGTGCGTCCCGGGGGTGGTGGTGCCCCCCGTCGCGGCGCGCACCCGCCGCAGCACCCCGGAGGCCAGCCGCACGGTGGCGCCGATGAGGTCGAGAGCGCGCCGCTGCGGCCCCGCGGTGGCGCCCGCGGCGATGCGGATGGTGTCGCCGGAGCGGGTGTAGGCGACCCCCGCGATCGTCAGGTCGAGGTTGGCCACGGTCTGCCAGGCGGAACCGTCCCAGCCCTGGAGCTCGCAGCCGCCCCAGTTGGCGCCGAAGACGGCGAGCCCAACGGCCATCCCTCCGGGGTGGTGGACCTGCCCGCCGGCGGGCTCCCACACCCACCGGGCCGCCCCCGTCCCGGAGGTGCGGCAGACCTGCCCGCGCGGGCGGCTGAGCAGGTGGGCGGCCGGGTAGGCGTCGGAGAGCTCGACGTCCCAGGCATCGCCGCGGCGCGCGGGCCCGCCGGAGGCCCAGACGTGCACGCCCTCGGGGAGCCCGAGGTAGCCGGGCGCCGCAGGCAGCGGGGCCCCGGGGAGGGAGTCCGGCGCGCCTGTGAGCAGCGTGCCGTAGGCGGGGGAGTCGGTCACCCGCGCCGCGGCCCCGTAGCCGGCGTCCTCGCAGACCGAGACGCGCAGCCAGGTGGACACGGGCGAAGACACCGTCGGCCCGTGGCCCCAGGAGGCCTGGTTCGGGGAGGCCCCGGAAACGGTGACGGTGCCCGTCGCGACCAGCGTCCAGGCGAGCGAGGTGTCCGCCCGGTAGTAGGCCGCGGCCGTGGTGCCGCGCAGCGCGAGCCGCAGGTGCATGCGCCCGGACATCGACACCGAGGCGGAGCCGAGAGACGCGGCCCCGTGCTCGTCGTAGAGCACAAGGGAGCCGGTGCCGATGCGCAGCTGCACCGCGGCCCCGGCCACCTCCAGTCGCAGGTGGCAGGCGAGGTCCGCGGTGGTCGAGGTGACCCCCCGGACCTCGGCGTGCATGATCGCGCCGGTCGAAGACGACGCCGACAGGAGCGCGAGCTCGTAGGCGCTCGACGCGCCGGACAGCGCGAGGCCCCAGTCGCCCGCCGTGGCGAGGGTGCCGGCCGTGCCGTCGAGGGTCCACCCCGCGTCGGGCGGGGTCGCCCAGGCCGCCCACGTGGCGCCCCAGGCGCGCAGCTCCCCCGGCCAGCCCCCGGCTACCCGCGGCTGGCAGAGGTGGCGCCAGCCGCCGGCCTCGAGCACGGCGAGCTGCTGAGCCGGGCGGGCGCTGATCGAGGTGTCGGTCGCGAAGATGAGGAGCCCCGCGCCATCCTCGGTGCGGGGCACGACCAGGAGCCGGTCCCAGCCGGAGCCGATGCCGGCGCCGCTGTCGAAGAGAGGCGTGGTGAAGGTGGTCCAGGACGCGCCCCCGTCTCGCGACCACGCCAGCCGTGTGCGGCCGGTGCTGGGGCCCCCGGCGGCCCACAGCGTGCCGTCGGGGTCCGCCCAGGCCGCCACCGTGCCGCCGACAAGGGAGACCAGCACGGTGACGCGCTGGGCGACGACGTCGCGGGCGACCTGGTAGGGGGAGGCGAGCCGGATGCAGGCGAGCGACGAGGAGGCCTTGAAGATCACGGCGTGGCCGCCCCCGGCGGCCTCCGGCACCGCGACAATGGAGGGGTGCTCCACCGACGGCGAGAGCGCGACGGCCGTGGGGTCGTCCACGAGCTCGAAGCTCCCGCCTTCGTCGGCTGAGGCGTACTGGTACCACCCCGTGTACGCGGTCGACGACACCGTGTAGTCGACCCGGACCAGCACCAGCACGGTGCCCCGGCCAGGGTCGGCCTTCGCGCTGAGGCTCTCCAGGCTCGCGGTCCCCGGCATGGGGGTGTCGGAGGCCGCCCAACTGGTGACCGTCCACGACGCCCCGTGATCCGCGGAGACCGCGGTGCCGATGTCGCAGTCGGCATCGGTGTTTTTGACGGCGAAGACGGCAAGCAGCCGCCCATCGCCGAGACGGGTCACGTCGCAGAGGCCAGACACCAGCTGCGGAGCGGCGCCGGTGTCGCCGAGCGCCGCGGTGCCGTCGGCGACCACGACGGCGGCGCCCTCCCACCCGTCGTCGGCCGCAGTCCACCGGCGCGCGTAGAGCACCCCGGAGTCGAGCCAGACCACCACCACCGCGCCGTCGAGGGCCTCGACGCCGGCGTGATTCCGCTCGCCGTCGGTGCCCTTGTCGAAGCGGTCCTCGCAGACCCGCTCGATCACGTGCCC